GCCAACTTCCCAATCCCAGACAAAGGTTCTGCGTCGTTAGAACCGCCAGACAGTATAAACTGCTCATACTCTGGGGTTCCCTTAACAAGTCCGCCTTGCTCCGCTCGGAACTGTAACTCGCGAACCTCGGCAGGAAGATCTTCATCACCTGCCTCAAGGTATTGCTTAGAAAAATCATTGAACTCCGGGTCAATTGAAAGCATTGGCATGGTCATTTCCATTGCCAGCCCTTCGGGATCTACTTTAAGCATCTCTAGCTGAGATTGATATGCAGCTCTTGAGCCAGGATCAGTAGCAGCATCATGGCGTTCTTGAAGTAACCTTCGAACAGCTTCAGGGCGGTTGTTTTTCAAACCAAACAGAACCTGTCTGCCAAACGTCACCTCGTTGCCACGTCTTTCTTCTGTGAAGCTCCGGTTCAACTCTTCAAACTTTGCAAGCTGATTAGGGAAATACAGCATGGCTTTACGCAAATCATCTGGCGTGGCGCTCCCATCCTTTTGCTTTTGATAGTATTCAAAAAGCATTTCCCTGCCAGCCACTGCTTGCTGTTGCTGCTTTCTCGCTGCTGCGGCTTTAGCCTGCTGCTGTTGAATGTCTTTAGCGCGATCCTCTTTGGCCATAGCAAATTTTTCTTGCGTCCGCCCTTCTTGGTTTTGAGCCAGTTCACGGTTTTGGCGATTGGTCTGAATGCCCTCACCAAACTTCAAGCCCTGCATGTAGCCTTCAACCGGGTTTAGGACGTTCATCGTATAATCAACAGGGTTTACCATTAGAACGTCCCCGCTGGTGGTCTCATGGAACTGGTCATAGGGCCACTTATGGAGTTTGTGCTAGACGAACCACCACCAAACCCACCAAAGCCAGGGAAAGCTCCAGAAGAAACACCGCCTGCGTACTTGCTGACGCCACCCATAGCATTGCCCCAAGCCTCGCCTTGGGCCACGGCAGACTTAGCAGCAAAAGCGCCCTGCTGGCCATAGAGGTTCGAAATATTCTGTCCTGTCTCCATTCCCGCGTTACCAACTCCAACCGCAGCGTTCTGTCCCATAGAGGTAAAGCCACCCAGCCGTGTATATTGCTGGTTAATAAGCGATGACAAAACCTGTGGTCGGAACTGAGCCAAAGCGCCCTGAGTGTTTCCGCCACGCAAACCGCCTGTCGCAGAAGCTTGCTGTAAAATTGCTTCTTCGCCCTGTCGGGTTAATGTTTCGAACTCAACCCCGCCTTCAATGGCATCGATAGCAGCCTGCTGCGCTTCAGGACCAGACATACCGCCCAGTGCCATTTGCTGCTCAAGACCTACGCCACCGGCTTCAACGTATGGGTTTAAAAGTTCCCTTACTCTGTCAAACTGCCTCTGCTGCTCGGCAATGCCCTTATCTGCGGCTTGTGTTTGCGCGGCTGCTGCTGTTTTAGCTGCTTTGCTTTGCATCACACCGCCAATGACAGCCGATCCAATTACCGCTGTTGCCATCATGCTCATATGCTAAACCCTCCGAGTTGCTTGCGAACAGCTTGGCTTATCGCATCTGCATATTTCTTTTCATCTTGCTTGCTTTTCCAAGCATCAGACTTGTCAACGAACAGATCTTCTATCTTTTCTGGATCTGTCTCATCTGTGGCAAAAACATTCTGCCAGACAACATCCTCAATTGCGTAGCCAAGCTTTCTGCCAGGCTCACTTACAAAAATATACGGCCCTTCGATAACGCGGACTTCTTCGTTGATAACGACTGCCGCTTTGCCCTTGAGCAGAATGTTCATTGTTTGCTCTTTGTGCTTATGGCTCAAAACCAGAGAACCCGCAGGAACAAACAATTCACGGATACATACACCTGGGCCGAAGTAATGCTGAACAGGGCATTCAGCCTGGTCCTGAGACAAAAGATATTCCTCGACAATATCTAAGTCGATCTCCGCAAACTCTTCATTTCTCTCAACAAGCTGCAATGGGCTGTCCTCTTGAAGGATCGCCTGCTGGTGGGCCACTGTCTCAGCACCCGCATTATCGCTTAGATTTGTCATTTTGCCAACCCCTCAGTCTCTATAGTTTTATCTCACGCCCAGAGGCGCGAATGGTTAATGTCGTAGCCACACTGGATGTTGTGGAAATGTAATCAGCATCCAAAAGCACCTGACCCACAAGTTCAGGGCATGTGTACGTCTCACCAACTTCAATGTTTCGAGCATTCACAATGCGGTTTGAGGCGTCAGCAGTCCCAAGATTTGTTGGGACATTGATTGTGACGGTTGCCGCCGCAGCGCCATTGTTGGTTACAGTGAATTTGTCCACAATGGCGTTCACGCCGGTTGCGCTGTATTGTACCGTGTTGGTGGCTTCAGCCAACTTAGGCTCGATCAGAACTGTTGGTGTGATGGTCATTATATTGCCTCCGCCCCGCTTGCTGTGATTGTGACGCCAGTGCTGGATGCCTGAATTTGGATTGTGTCACCCGCGTCTAGGATCTGCGTACCAGTCCACTGAATGTTTTCTTTGCTGCTGATCGGGAAGTTATAGAACAAAGCATTGGCAGTTCCCGCTGTATCGCCAGAAGGCACAAGAAAGATGTTATAAGTCAAAGCACCCGCAGATGTGTTTACAACATCCAAGTTCTTCACAAAGGCGCGAGTGGACGCTGGGACAGTATAGAGCGTTGTCACGCTTGCTGTGATTGCATCCTGACCCAGCTTGATCGGGGTGATGTCATTATATGCCATTAGTAAGCCTCCAACCAAACGAGTGTGCGTGCTGTTGCGTCATTAGCAGAAATAGGTGTTGTGTTTTGCCACCTACTGTTTGCGGTACTATAAGCCAACACCTGACCATCAGAAGGCGAAGGCGCGTGAACGTCATGCAGTGAAGTTAAATATTGCCCCGTGTTCATACGAACAAAGATTGAACCAGATCCGCCAGCGTTTAAAACCACAGCGACAGGCAGATCAAGATTTGGCGCTACTGGGAGAACATTAGTCCATCCACCCGCAACAGTTGGGCTGAAGTAAATAATATCGCCATCAGTCCATGTCTCACTGTAAGGCGTTCCGCTGGTATCAAAACCGCGAACTTTGCCAAAGCTGGTGATGTATCCAAACCCATTGTCAGGGATTTCTTCAGTCGCAACGCCCATCATGTAAAGTGAAGCAATAGACCCGTCAGCCACAGCTTTTGAAAACGTAAGCTTTCCAGATGCGCCGAGAGCGCCAGTAAACATAACCGGACTGCCGTTATCAATTGCACCGCCAGACGTGTTCTTGGCGTAGAATTGCATTTCTTGACCGACTTGCAGCACCACATCATCGTTAAGGCCAAAGTCAATTGTGCCATCGTCATCGTTCCACTGCATACGCCGTGCCGCAGCAACGTGCGGACCAACCCGGTTGAAGTCAACGTAATCCAGCTTCTGGAAATTTGGCTGATAGCTTTCGGCCTTGTTGTTGGCAACACCAGCATTAAACGCCGCGTTCTCAATCAAAATCGTTAGAGCGGCAATGTCAGCAGGCGTAGTTGTTCCAGAAACTGTGAAAAGTTGCTCAATCGCCTTCGTCAACTCAGGATCGTTCTGAGCCATCTTTGCAATTTGGTTCCGGGTGGGCGTGATTGGCGTTACCATTAGAATGCCAGCGGCTCTAGCCGCGCCTCTAGTCTTGAGATGCATATGTGAGCCTCAGAGGTGCCCCTGAAGCGCTGTATGCGCCAATTGTTCATGTAACCCTGCTGAAGCCAAACAAGACGCTTAGATCGTTGCCCCAGCGTCCCAGCGCGTACAGGCTTCTCAACACTCCACGTCTCCCCATCGGTTGAATGCTGCGCCCAGATGGTCGGGGAGGCATTTGCAGCGACATGCCCAGTCAGGGCAATCAACTCAAGCTGGTGAAAGATTGCGCCATTGCTTTCATTGTAAGTAATCTGGGTTCCAAACTCCCAGCCGATCTCCGCACCCCAGTGCGATGAAATGGTGTCATCCAGATAACCAAACTGCGTGCTGCTAGTGTTGCAAACTTGCCATTTGTCATAAACCCAGATCGCAGAGAAAGCTTTCCACTGGCCGTCCCCAGTTAGAGTTGATGACAGCGTAAACCATACGGGCTGGCTCATCGCCTGCGTTGCTGCGCCGTCGAAAACCAAGGTGTGGTTTGGCAGGTGAATAATTAGAAACTGGTGGGCTTTATCAATCCGCTCCTCCAGGAAGGCAGATGCAAGCTGTGTCTCAGTGTAGGTCGCCAGGATTTGTTCGATCTCCCGCGTGGCAACCTTCTGAGTTGATCCGTTTGCCCCCATGAAAATAGACGGAGCTTCATTGCGGCCACCACCCATGAAGGCAATGTTATCCATAAAGACGCAGCAGGCGTGCGTGCCAACAGCCCCCTTCTGGATTTGTGCGCCTGCGATACGCTGGAACGGAAAGCCAGTGGTGCCTACGTTGTCAAAAACCTCAATGGTGTATCGGTTCAGGGCATAGACTTCGTTTCTAAGCTTTAAAAGCGCCGTAACCGGATCTGGGTCAGCTTCAGACGATCCGTATTTAAGTGGGTTCACGGCGAACGGGTCATCTAGGTCAGTAACCACCAGAAACTCGCCATCTGTGGTCATGTAGTAACCATCAACCCAAACAACATCCAAGACAGTGCCAAGATCAGAATCTGTGACCTGCGTTAGCGTTGTGCCATCGTACAAGAACAAATTGTTGTTTGATGCGATTGCCAGATAAGTGAAGCCATAATCGAATGTCACACGATCTGTGCCGCCAACATCGCCAATCTCCGTCACAGTATTATCTTCTGCGATATAAACCAGCTTGGTTCCCATCACTCGATACAATCCACCATTCCAATTGACGCCGCCACGTCCCACGCCTGGACCAGTGCCAGCCTCCACAACACCATCAGCAGGTCTAAGAAATCCTGGCGAAATGCCATTAGATAGCGGTACTGGAATTAAGTTCTTTGGGTAAGAAGTCCTAAAGCCCGGTGTTGCATCCGCATAAATGCCGCTAAGAATTGGAAGTTGCATTGATTTTATCCTACGCGATACCACGCCGCTGTTGCTGCGTCATAACGCATGGTGAAGAAATCATTTACCGCAAGTGCTGTAGGTGCGCCTGTGACTGTGTTGCCAGAGGTTACGCTTAATGAAGTGACAATCTGTGTGCAGTTTACGCTTACTATAGACTTGTCCGTTGCGCCTGTAGGCAAAACAATAGCGCCAGACGACAGTGTGCCAGTTGGCGTCAGCACTAGCCATGTGTCACCCGAAGAGATGGTCACAGAGAAGCCTGTGGTGCTTGGGGCTGAATACTGCGTTGCTAGTGCGCCAGGGAGCGTCAGGGCGCTCTGCATGTACGCTGCGAGCGCTGTCATGGATGCTTTACGGCTGTCACCATTGTTGGTGGACCACACGGGTATCAGATCTCCGCCTTGCAGCGTGCTGATTGTAGAAAGCTGGTTAATGTTAGCCATTTGTCTTACTCCAGGTCAAGGATGCCGTCAGAACCGACAGTTAAGGGATTTTGCGGCTCGCGCAGGAATGGATTGTTATAGTAGCGCCAGCCTTTATTGCCAGCACCGCTCGGAATGGTTTCATTGCCAAGCTGCATTTCAATTGGAAGCGCAGAGTTTGCCATCAGTTCTTTGTATGAAAGCTTGGCTGCGGATCTTGTCCCTGGGCTTACAGTCTTGCCAAAGCCACCAGATATCCGAACAGATAAGTTCAGGTACATGGCCTCAAATGCGTTGTCAGGAACACCAACCTCTTCATTTAGGTCGCTGTCATTAGGTGAGGAAGGTAGCGGATAACCAAGGCGAATGCCCCGGCTGTTCCACGTTGCCATCATCATATCCAGCTTGCGCAAAGCGCTGTTAAGCTGCTGCGGCTGGAGATCGAATACATAACCCGCCAAACCAATTTCTTCGAAAGCTTGATCGACAATATCGCGCTTGGTGTATGCCATGCCTATTCCTTTTTAGCTTTGGTCTTGCGAACGCTCTTTTGTTTCGCAGGTCCAGCTTTGGCCTCATCTGTAGTTTTAGACCATCCGTCTTTTACGGCATCGTCAACACCGTCATTATTCACAACAATATAGTCAAACTTGTCGCCATGCAAACTGTGCGGGCCTGGGTGTTTGTAAAGCATTACAGCCATGTTCAATTCTCCATAAAGTAGGGAGGGACCGAAGCCCCTCCCAGATTGTCATCAAGCCTGTGAGAACAACATGATGCCAGCCATTTCAGGCTGAACCATTACCACACCAAACAGTGTATCCCAGCGATACTTTGTTTTCTGTGTGTTGATGTCGAACTGCTTCTGCATCACAAGTTCAACGCCCTGGTCGGTTGTTGCACGCATGATGTCAGCACCGGCATCTGTTGGCACAGCCAAAGAAGCAGGAAGCAATTCAATCGCATCTTTATGCCAGAAGCAGTTTACAGGTGCAGAAGCAATGTTCAGGAATGTAATCGCCGCGCCAGTTGCTGGCGTTGCTGTAACGTTCTGATATTGAAGTTCTGCGTCTGTAGCGCCTTCGCCTGATACGATTGCAGGTGAGATAGTCACAGTGCCAGCGCCACCAGAGCCAGAAACAATCGCAGTGATGCGGAATGTTTTCAACTGACCTGTGTCTTGCTTGGTGATGTGGTGAACGGCATTAACACCAGCGATAGTAAACGCATCGCCAACTTTAACCGTACCAGAAGAAACCCCGATGATTAGGCTCTGTGAGCGGTTATCAACATTTGAGGTTTCGCCTGTGCCAGAAGTTGAGGTTGCAGCAGGTGTGTAATACTGGTCATCACCGTTTACCGTAACAGTTACGCCAGCAGCCGCTGTGAGGCGGTTCGCATAGTCCATCTTGAAGGTCTGAAAACCAGCAACTTCACCAACATAAGACCGACGATAAGCTTCTGTCGGAATGTTGTTCATGGTTTCACGAGCAGCCAAGTCACCGGCCATGCCGTTATAATCACGGCTGGACAAAGCAAAGCAGCGTCCGTCCATCATTACGCCTTGTTCGTTCATCAGGGCATCAGCTTCAGCAACATCGCTATAGCCACTTGCAGCAGTGCTACGAGCAGCAACGATTGTGCCTTGGTTAGATGCAACTGACAAGGTTGCTACGTTGATGTCAGAAGCAAGCTTTTGTGCTGCTGCTTGACCCAGACGGTTTTCTTGCAATTGGTCACGCAGTTCTTTTGCAGTCAGCAATGCTGTTGAGTGCTTCTGGTAGCCAATTGTTGATGGAACAGCCAACTGTGTGTTGTCACCGAAGTTAGATGTAGCATCGGAACCATCATAAGACTGGGCGATGTACGGCATTGGACGCCAGATGGTGTCGCTTGAGCGCTCCATTTGTTGACCATTGGTGCTGTATTTACTGACGATTGAAGACATTACGAGAGCATCGTTGAAGCCCTCCAAGATGCTTTCAAACGCGACTCGTTCTTCTTTTGAAAATGAGTTAGCCATGTGGCATTTCCTTCATAGGGTTAAGCTGATCGCTTTTGCTTTTTATACTGAAGAACTTTAGAAAAGTCTCCAGTCTTTTCGGCATCCGCTCTCAGGCGATCTAGAGTGTTGTCAACCGATCCAGAGGGACGGCCTGTGCCGCTGATCTTCTTTTCCGGCTTTGATGACGCTTTTCGCTCATTAATTTTCAAATTGCTTTCCAATTTTGCTACGGCGAAAGCGAACTTCACGGGATCTGTAATCGAGGCAATCTCCTTCGCTTTCATCGGGTGCTTACCTAGAGCATAAACGACAAGAGCAGGATTATCTGCACCTTGGACGATCATCGCCTGTTGCATGACGCTTAGATTGTCCTGCACAACATCTTCGGCAAACTCATAGTCTTTAACTTTAAGTTTAGTCTTAGATGTGTGGTAACTCTCCAACTTAGTATCCCATTCTTTCTGAACAGCTTTCTGTTGAGATTGAACGACATTCTGTTTTTCGTCATGCTCTCGCTTATTTTCATACCACGAGGCAAGTTCCGTCTCATACCGCTCAGTGTCATAGTCTACGCCTTCAAGTGTGGGCTTCTGACCGAGAGGCTGGGCTTGTGGGGTACTGCCCCGTTCCAACTGCTCAATCTTCTGCTCAAGCTCTTTAGCTCGACGTTTCTCGTTGCGATACTCCTTGCGAAGGTCACGAACCCATTCAGGCGCTCGTGCTTCTTCCTCATCTTCTGGGTTAGGCGCTTCCCCAGCGATACTGACAACAACATCATCCTCATCTTCAGCTTCAGCCTCAGTAGGCTCATCATCGACTTCAAGCTCGGCTTCTTCAACCTCACTATCATCCTCAGTAATGACCTCTGGATCCTCTACTTCAGAATTTTCCAGCTCAATGCTTTCGTCTGTTTCTGCCTTTTCAATAGTCATAGTTTCCCGTTTCATTCTCACCCATTGCAATTATACACGGCTGGGCGGTTGCCGTATCTGTGAGCCTTGAACAACTTTTTGAAGCTGCTCGGCTGTGTTCAATACATCTTTGCGTTCACTGCGTTCAATCCCAGCAAGCGTCTCGATGGTGTCAGCGCGGGTCTCTTCAGTCCGTGCCATTGTGTATTCTGTGTCTGCAAGTGCCTTCTGTGCCTGGGCTTGAGACTTGGATGCCTCCGCTTCAAGATACATTGACTGCGGATCTTGCTGGCCCTGAAGCTGTTCAAGTTCTGCTGTCAGCGCTTCTTGCTCTTCATCTGTTGGCTCAACAGCACCCATGCGGATCAACTTCTTACGGAAGAAGTCCTGAACTTCTGAAAGACCTTCGCCCTCCATGTTCATCATCGCCATAGCGCCAAGCACTTGCTGGGTCTCTGGGTCTGGTGTGATCTGCATCATGCCCATCAATGCGCGAACAGTCGCAGAACGCTTAGAAGAAGACGATGGCCCAACATCAACAGTCACATCAAACTTGGCTTTGCTCAGATCATTTTCATATTCGATCTTACCAGTCTCTTGGTTCATCATAGGCTTGCCAAGCTCAAGGCTGCTCATTTCGCCTTGGGCACCGAGACCCTTCATCTTGCGACCGGGTTCAACCATTGTTTCGCGGGCCATAGACAGCCAAATCTCGCCGGCGCGTTTGATCGCCTTGGACATGTTGGACATATAGATGAACGTCTGCATGTCCAAACGTGTCTGGATTAGCTCAACAGCTTTCCCCGAAATGTTAGACGTGATTTGCTCACCGGCTTCCTGATTGCCAAGAAGGTCAGAGATGTCTTGCTCCGTGATCTGCAATAGGCCAGCCAGTGCAGGTGGTATCTGTGGCGGCTTAGTGTAGCCAATAGGACCAGCTAGGGTTTCATTGCCATTCGCATCAGTCACCGTGTTTAACAGAAGATACGGGTAGTTTTTCAGGTTATCTTCAGCCCACATCATTTCAAAGCCAGCGACTTGCTCTGGTGCAAACAATGGCTTTTCGACTGTGGATAGCGCAGAGATTTCGCCCAGCTTAGATAGCTGCATGTTCTTCAGGCGCTGTGCATCCTTGGCCATGCGAACGTGACCCATGCAACGCTCTACGTTATCGATAAACCAGCGCTTGCCATATACAGGGACGATAGGGATTTCAGTGCCAGCGATGTAGCCAGCGTCCTCCAGGACACCTGAACCGCTCATAATGTACTTGCGCACCTTGCGGCGTTTAACGCGCTTCTGGCGGACCTCAATGGTGCCAATAGCGTCAAGCATTGCTTCAAGCTCTTCATCATCTGCGAAGTCACGTTCGGAATAGCGCTCTTCCTCACCGTCGATGTTCTCAAAGATGCGGATTTGCTCAGAAGCTTCTTCAACCCGGTAAACTTCAGCAATGTAGGCCATGTCTGGAGTCGCCCAGTCAAATTCATACTGGTGGATCTCTTTGGGCCAACTGCTTGGATCGTCATCGTATTCGGCAATGTAGGCTTCACGGGTCATAGCTGTCAGGACAAAGCATATCCGGGCATCAGACTTATCTTGGCGCTTGGCGTCTAGGTCAAAGAACACAGTCGTGTCGGCATCATAGATAGGCTCTAGGCGGATGCGCTGGTTGTCGTTGTCTTCGTCATACTCATCTTCGTAGACAGTGCGCAGACGGAATGCACCAAAGCCACCGCCAACAGCCTCTTCAAAAGCATTGTCGTAAGCCTCATCGGCAGTGCTGTCTTGTTCATCGGCGCGGAATAGCATGTCGCAAGTGTCAGCAAGCTTGTCATTTGAGTTGCCATCTTTGCTGACGAAATCAACAGCGATGCGATTGTTGCGATACTCATTGATGATCCGCATGACGCTGAGATGGATCTTGTTTACCTCAAACCGAGGCTTATTGTTAAACTGCTCTGCAAGGTTGCCTTCCCACTGAGCGCCAGCAATGGAGTAGAACCGCCGATCCTCAAGGCACTGGAGGCGCTCTTCGCGCATTGACGATTGGATGTTGTCAAACTCAAGCAGGGCATCTTCATGCACACTTGATAGACGTTCCTGCTTGGTCATTCTTGCCACGATATTGCCTCGCAATAGGATTTGTACAAATTATAGAACATATTTAAACCAAAAACAATCATCGAGCCAGAGGCATCATTGTTGGAATTGGCTTGGCTTTTGGCTTCTTCTGCGCCGATGCGCGTCTTGCGCCCTCACATGCATATCTCAAAGCATCTATGACGTGGTTATCTTTATCCTCAAGCACAGGCAAAATGGAACCCGTGTCTTTATCAGTCTTGTAACTGTAAAGCGTAAGCTCATCGATGGTGTGCTGGCACCTTGGATGCACGATGATGTCGTAAGACTTCAGCCACTCAACACCTTCCTCAACAGACTTAGCGCCTTTGACTGCTGATTGTATCTTAGGAAAGCCATTCTTGCGCATATGACTGATGGTCTCAGGCCTGGCGCTATCTGCCACCATAGGCCACTTCTCAGCCTCTGGGATGGACATAATCAATGATGGGGTGTCCACAATCTCACAGCCAACCTGATAAGCCTCCTGATCGATGTAAAGCTTGCGCCCTACTATGTGGCAGCGAACAGCAACTGTGGGATCTGTAGCAAAGCCCCAGTCAGCACCAAGGCGATGGATTGCTTCAGGTGGCGCTTCAAAGTCTTGGACTGTCCAGTTTTTGAACACTCTGGTTTCACTGTTGCGAACGTAATCGCCCTTCCAGACGTGCATGTATTTATCTGGATCACGGCGCTTGTCATATTCCATCTCCTCCTGAAGCTCGGCAGGGAACCACGGATTGTCCTGATAATTGACCTCGACCACGATGCTTTTGTTCGGAGGCTCTGGGCCACGCAGCAAGCTCTCAATCGGGTCAGTGTCGTATCTGGGGTTCCATGTGAACCAAAGCTGCGAACCAGGCTTACGGATTGTGGGGCGCAGAATATCCAGCGAGAACTGCGAAACGCTCTGGGCTTCCTCAACCCAGGCGATTTGGTAGCCCTCAAGTGACTTGATGCTGTCGGCTGTGTGGTTCTGCAATCCCTGAAAGATGATGATGCCGCCGTGAACGGATCGGATCTCAAACTCTTTGATCTGAAACATGTGAGCAACGCCAAGCTCATTGATCTTGTTCTCAAGCAGCTTCTTTACTGACTGAGCCAGAGACTTCTGCACCTCACGAACGCACACAGCGTCCACTTTCTCCATGATGCTGCGCTCGATCAGCATCTCTGCAAACAAGTGAGACTTGCCAGACCCTCGGCCACCGTGAGCGCCCAGGTAACGTGCGCCGGCCCCATCAACGATAGGCAGGGACCAGCGGGGTGTGTTTATCTGTAAGTTCACAATGTTTGCGGGCCTTCCTTTGCAGCAAATTCTTTCAATTCTGCAATTGTTGGGATTTTGGATTTTCCCTTTGCGAGCATTTCCTCATCCTTGTCTTCAAGATCAGCCCAGCTTCCAGAATAGTTTTTGGATGTTGTTCTCATTTCCATTTCTTGCTTTTAATGTAATCCATTAACACTTTGGCCTCTTCATCGCTTGGCATACCGCTTGGCTCATAGGTCCATGACGGCATCAGCCCTGTTTTCTGGTCTGCAAAAACCGTATCGTTTACCAAAGCCGTTCTGTTGCTCTCTCCGAAGGGTCCAGAGTTGAGCCAGCTATTCTGGCCTCTGGTTTCTGAAGTCATAGCGCCCTTGGCTTCTGGGGAATACATCCTTGAATGCTCCAAAAACGCTCTTTCTTCGCCCTGCCGTCTGAAAAAAGGGTTTCCAGATCCAAAGTGACCAAATATATCGTGAACGGCCCTGAACGCATCATTGGCAACCGCGTTCTCTTTATCCCCAATTCTCCCGACGCGCTTCAACAGAGGGTTTTCTGCGGCATCAAAAGCGCTGTCCGTTCCAAAGCCAAAGTCAGTCGGGAAAACGACCAAGCGACCATTTTCAACTAAGTCTTGGTAGCCAAGAGCAGGTGACTTTGAATAAGGGTCTGTTTGACCCTCCTTTAAAAAGTTAAAGCTGATCCCGCTGTCCTTTAAGGTTTTGTACTGAGCCAATGTTTCTTCAATCATGGCGTCATACGCATCCCTCACAGCAGGGTTTTTAGGGTCATTAGGCATCATGTCATAAGCAGCAGCAATCAGGCGCGCTCTTTCCTCACTAAAGGCCGGATAAGCGTCAAAAACGCTTACATCCATGCCCCTAGATGACATGTAAGATTTTGCTGCGTTTTCAATTTCACTGATTGGCCTAGCGTCAACTCTTCCGGTGTCTGGAATGTTTACGCTTGAGCCTTTTCCTTTGACCCCCTCATAATCGGTGAAAGATTTTAACTTTTCTCCGACCATATATGCTTGTGAAGCGGCTTCACCAACGCTCTGAGGTCCGCCTTTTGTCCATCGCCTAACAGCGCGCGCAGCAGGGGCAGCAACCGCTTTCGTCAACGGAAACGCCTCTGCCATGCCTAGACCAGCCTCAAGGGCACCCAGACCCATCTGCACGGGGTCTCCAGCCTCATAGCCGCGTGAAGCTGTCCTATATCCCTCTTCCGCACCGAATACAGCACCCAGCGGTGTGAAGTCAGCAAGACCCATGCCGTAACTTGACCCTGATGAATTTGGATCGCCTAGAATTCTGCGAGAAAAGACGCCTGCATTGTATGGTTCCATTCCGAATGTAGCATTTGGATCTGGTGACTCACCTGATAAATAGCTTATTGGGTCTGAAAAAAAGTCTTGGAGACCTTGGGCCGTTCGCTCACGGAGCGTATAGTCTGGTTCCTGAAGTGTTCCGTATTGATCCGCCATTGCCTGCCGATCAGGCTGCATCATTGGCTGTGGTGCTGTCTGAGACCTGTATGATGAAACCTCATCTGGAGTGAAGCCAGCGGCTAAGAAGTCATCGTCGATCAAAGCCCCGTTAAATGCTTGATCGTATTGTGCCAGTTCAGCCAGTCGTTCCATTAGGGTAATCCTTTGGGTCTACAATAACGCGCTCGATCTTCTGGACGATTGCCCCGCCATCTGGGCCAGACAGTTCGTTCTTAACAGTGTCGTTCCAATCGGCGCGGAAACGGTTTTTCATGTTGAAGACGTAGCTTGTGGCGTTAAACCCATCGACGGCCCCGAATGTAGCCAAGCGACCATTTCTCTCCCACCATGCCTGCGAATGACGAACTGCGTCCTTTATGGCCTCCTGAAATTCTGGTATTTCATTCTGCCACCTGTCGAAGTTTGAGTATGCAATATCAAGTTCCAGAGCCATTTCGCATTTGCTCATTCCTTGCCTGCCACACTCAACAACAGTCTTGCACATCTTGGAGTTGTATTTACTAGGACGCCCTACTTTTCGTTTAACAGCCATTTCACACCTTCTATCTCAGCCAAGCGGACTGGACGCATAGCTGAGATATAGCTTAGTTTGAGATGTTAATCAATCTTAGTTGCGATTTCTCCACCGCATGATGCGTAGCCAGCCATATCGACCCAGTTGTCTTCATTCCCCAGATTGTTCCACGCTCTCACTGTCTTGAGGTCTAGCAGCATGATTGCGACCTGTGACGGGTGCAGATCAATCCCCAGTCGGCATCCCCACAGCTTACCAAGCTCAGTGAAGTTATCCTCCGCCGATCCGTGAGTTTTGGATCTGTCTTTTGAAACATAATGCTCTGCAAGCTGTAAAATTTCAGATCTATTCATTTTATTTCCAATTTTAGTATTGTTGATTTAGGGCTTATCTGGTCTAAAGTCTGGGTGGGTGGCTTAACCTTAACAACAGCATTCGTCCTTCGAGCCTTGCTACGTGCGGTTCGCTGGTTTTATAGTTGGTTGAAGCGTTTACCAGATTGCGCCACAGTTTGATATATAACTGGCTATCCACACCAATCCCTCCACCATAAGTTTGGCATCCCTCCGTCCTGATTCTCTGGTTTTACGCAGAGGTCATTGACTTCTTGCGTGTTGACCCTCCACCTCATACCAATCACTGCGCTTTTTGTTATGCCCAACTTCTTGCCAGCATCGGTGCAGCTAAACTGTTCTGACTCTACTAAGTGTAGGGCCATCAGGTCTCGGTTGTCTCTTGCTCTATCTGGAGTCTTCATGTCACCACCCCAAACGCTGCCATAATCTGCGATACCTCATCTCTCATGTCCTCGCTCATTTTGCTTCTCCCCTCATCCATTTGACGTCACGCAGCAGAGCAGACTTCTCTGTGGTCAACGTCTCCATCTTGCGTATCAGCCGCGCTATCTCGCTGCGCTGCGTTGTGATCTTGCTCTTTAGTTTCGAGATCAATTCTTGGTCAGTCATGGTAATTTATCCAGTTCCTTTTCGCAGTTTGGGCAAATATCTACTGACCCGTCAAAGCCTTCATCGCAGTGGGAGCAATACATGTCATCCTCTGGCTGGGCCGCGTCATACCGCTCTTGCTCTGCAAGTTCGCGCTCAATGGCGTCTAGGTTTCCGTCAGTGTTCATTTCATCGTTCCTTATTGCGGATCATTCGCCCCGACGTTGGTAAAATTCAAGATTGCTATGTGCAGGTGACGCGCTTGGATCAAGCGGCCACATATGGGCGTCGTCGAGGTAATTCAGGTCGGCTACAGCCTTGCGCTCCGCCTCATCCTCATTAGCCCATTGCAGTTGTTGTGCGTCGGTGGCGTAGGTCATGTTGTCACCTCCAAAAGGTTTTCGGTCATTGCCTGGGATGATGAGCGAAGCGGATCAAGCACGTTGTCGGGCAAGTTCAAGTCGTGGCCCTCGTCGATGACGTGCGCCAAGTCTTTCTGCCAAGCAATCACGCGCTCTTCATCTGCGGATTTCAGAGCAACAACGTGGCCTAGCATATCTGCAAGAACAATCGTTGCGTCGCTACCATTAAAACTAACGCAGTTCTTACCCCCGATTAGGCCGTCAGCATGGAGCCACCCTTGCGACCGCGCGCCCTGCTTGAAGCTAATATCTGGGCGCGGGTCAAGGATACCTTTTTCGGTCATTACTTCCGAGATACCGTTGAGGGCCGTATGAATGTCTTCGATTGTTTTGATTTCAGTTGTCATTGGTTTTCACCTTTGTTTGTGTTTCTATGTATGGTGGGGCTGTGCGTCGGTCATTTCACTAGCCACTCTGGGCCTTTGTTTCTACTAAATGCCTTTGGGGTTTCGCTTCGCGGGTGATGAACCGTCCAGTTAAGATTGTCCTTCACTTCGAGTGGCGTGGCCTTAATCTCTTTGGCGTAAAGTTCTGCAAAAGTGTAGCCGTCTGCGTTTTTAGTCGGGGTCATGCCTTTACCCTCGCGTTGGTATCTTTTCTTGGAAGCCTAAACCGCTTTATAACATGATCTACATGCTTGGGATCAGCACCAGTGATGTCCGTGATTTTTTCTTTACCCATTCCGTTTGCGAGCATCCAATTGAATAATTCAGCCTCACTGGTTAGCTGAAGCCTCGGCGCTCCGCCTTTTTTCCCATTGGACACGTACTTTGCTCTGTCATGGTGATTGTAATAAGGCGGTCTAAGGCTTGGCTGGATTTTCCTATCTGCCTTAACCTGCTCACCCCAAGCATCCCGATAGACATCTTCGTAGCGTGACATTTTTGTTTGTACGTTCATTTTAATTAGTCCTCCCGGCTTTCGTTTAAAACTCTGTTTACCATTCCGATAACTGCGTTCTTGGTGTATCCAAAGTGTTCACCAATTTCCCGCATCGTGTAGTTCTCTTCGCGCATATGCAGCGCATCAAGAATGTCGTCATCGCTCCAGCCCTTCGCGTGTTTAGCCATTCTTCAAAACCTCCTCTGGATCTACACCAAGCAATTCAATGATGAACTCCACATGCTCAGAATAGTAATCTAGGTGGGCATTCATAAGCTCATCCCGCAATGCTTCTAGTTGCGTCTGTACTAGAATTTTTTCAAATAATTCTTGATTTTGATCAGTCATTTTATCTCCTGTTGTAATTTGTAATTTTCCTGCATCAGAACGATCAATAAACCCAAGGTGTCATCTGCTAAATCTGACCACTTAGAAAGTTCTGCAAGCTCATCGTAAATGCGTTCGAACTCTAGACTGATGTCTAACTTCTCATCCATTATCGGAAACCATTGGTCGAGACTTAGGTCGCAGTGAGCATGTCGGTAGTTCACACTTGGAAAGATCAACGTAAAATATGTGGCTTCCAACCTTGCCTACAGGCTCAAAAATGCTGGCCCAGTATGGTTTGACGTTTACTGCATGGAAATATGTGGCCCCATGATTGATGGAATCGCCGCTGAGAGCTGTTGAAGCAACATCCTTTGCTGTTGACCATGCAACCAGGTCACGCGGGTTCTCAGCCTTGCCATCGCAATAAAATGAAAACTGGCAATCATATGATTTTGGTCCACGATCTTCTTTGACAACATCACAGATCGTATCTGGGAAGTCAGAGTGGTTTTTTCTGTTCACAATAACCTCGGCCACATATGCCATGCCATCTAAACTCTCGCCCCTGGCCTCATAGTAAACCGCCAGTGCCAAGCATGTTGCTGCTGTTATCATCTTATTTCCTCCATATTTCTGTTATTCTGATTTTCAGATCTTCCTGACGATCAATTGGCTGCTTGCTTATAAAAAGCCTGCGCTCGCTCACCGTCCTCATTTTTGTGACGTGTTGTGCCGCGCTCTCGATCATCATCCGCCTGCATTCAGATGCGTATTCTTTTTTAGTTTTAATGTCGGGAAGGTAGATTTTACCTCCCCCGACAGGATCTCCCAATTTCCAAGGCGTCACTCTTTAAAACGGAATTTCGTCATTTAGATCATCACGGGGAGGCGCGTCATGTTCAGTGTGTTTTACTTGGTCCCTGCCTTGAGACCCACCACCCTGAAATGTCAGGTCATTAACTGACAGGCTTAGAGATCCTTTTCCCTCGTAGACATCCACACCAACCCGGCCACTTAGTGTTAGCTTGGTTCCCTTTGTGATGTACGCCTCAAGGCTTTCTGCTCGTTTGCCCCAGAGAGAACACTTAAACCAAGTGCTGTCGCGCTTATTGCCGCCCTTGTCTTTGCCGTTGTCTACAGCCACCGAGAACCCAAGAACTGCGTCACCATTGCCTGTGCGGCGCAACACTGCGTCTTGACCTACGTTTCCTGCGATTGTTGTTAGTTGCATTGATATTTTTCCTTTTTACTTTTGTACAGTTGGTCGATTAAGTTGTATTTTCTAAGCTTCTTGATGACTCTCCGAGCTTCTTCTTCAGTCGCTATGCCTCGGACTGCAATGTCTTCAACGCCATAACCTTGTAAAAGATTTTTGATAATTTTGCAGACAAATTCATTTGTCAGCCCATCGCATTTCATGCAGACTTTCCAGTCTCAACCCAAACAAGCCTCAACATCTGATTTGTTAGTTCTTGAATGTTTTGGCGAATGTAAATTCCTACAGCGGAAATTGCATATGTGTCACGATCTGCTCCGTATGGATAAATAAATTCCACACCCTTGACAGTGATTGTCTGGTCTGTGTCACCAATAATAAAAGATGCATTTGCTTTTGTTACAAAACATTTTGTCATTATATTTTTTCCTGCCTTATTTATTTTCTACAACCAACATATCAACACAATCTCAAGGTGCAAGGTTTATTTGCGTTATTGTCCAAACTTTTTTACATTGAAGCCTGCTTCCGCCAAAATCTCTGCCGCTCTCTCGCCACTGATGCGTTTCTTCTCAGTCTCTGGAGACTGCTTGGGAAGCTGTGCGGCGATCTTCTTTCCACGCGCTTCCTTCATCAGAATGAGAACATGACCAGGATTAGGGCGCTTGTTTGGGTTTTCATTGCGCCACTTACGCAAAGCCCAGACAACCTGCTCCTGCTTCCAATCCTCAAGAGCATCACACCAATCTGCTAAGATGCCTGCCTTGACCTGCTCTGGAGGTGTGGACTGCCAGTAGCTGTGCATGATGACCTCAACCTCAAAAGCAATCTTCGCTCGGTGATCTGCTTGCTCTTGCGGCGATAGCGATTGCGTCAAGCGTGGCGTGGCTGCGGGAATTAATCTCTTTGTTGTGATCTGGTTCATCGTTCCATCTTTCTCCGTTTAGCCATGTAGCTGCGTGTGGTATGAATTTTTGTTCTTTGCTTGTGAGGATGTCCAACTGTGAATTTAACCCAGAGGATATTTCATCAATCGTTGCACTCTTCATAGCCTTTTCAAAAGCTTTCCTTGCGTTTCCCTTACCGATCTTACGAGGATAAGAGGCCCAGAAATCTTCAAAATGATCTATAGGTTTAACAACTGGTTTAATATCTGGTTTAATATCTGGTATAGGTTGGCGATTTTTGACCAATCCATTGGCTATTTCTGACCAATCCATTGGCGATTTTTGACCAATGGCGTTATTGATCCATTCTGCACTTACAATTGGTGAATACCAATTCGTCTTGTCGTAGTTTGCCGCGTTGTATTCACCCTTTACCAGCAAGCCTGTATCAACCAGCTTTGAAAGCGCAGTTTTGATCTGGCTTTGTGTAAGGTATGGGAAAAGTTTTCCAAAAGCTGTGCGGCTGTTATACGTCCAAACAAGCCCATCTCTAATGTTCTTTGCATTCGCAGCATTTTTCTGCGTCCACCAAACAATATTCTGGTAAATAACAGCAGCGTTTAATCCAACCCTCGCTGCAATTTCGGGTTCAAAGCTGTGCATATAAATGCCCTCTTTTGGGGCTGAGTGTTGCGCTACGCCACCACGACGTGCTACAAGTTTCTCAGCAGTTGATGCTCAGAGACTACCGCCTTACCAGCGGAAACTCAAGCCCCTAGTTGTATCATATACGACTGGGGGCTTTTGCTTATTGTACAAACGTCGAACCCAGTATATGACTGAGCCGACGCATCTCTCTATGCGTTTCGCCTTCGCTGTTCCTGCCTCCCGACAGCTTGGCATTACTAGGCGGGTCGAGCTTCCCACAGCTCCCCGCCACTTTTTTTTACACTATATCGTCAGTGCGTCAAATTTCTTTATTGCCTTTGCTCTGGAAAGTTCACTCAAACGGTAAAACCCGTTCCGCATAATTACCTCATCATCATCGTCCATCTCGATCAAAAGATCCTGAACCTTCCTTGGATGGGCTGATATGCCTTGCGCAATATCACCAGCAGACGCCCCGTGAACCGTAAATAAATAGATTAGAATATCCTGCTTCATGCGTCTTTTCCTTTTACTAAGACAACAAATTTATCTGCTTCTTCTGTGGTGCGGATGATGTTTGCAGATCCACGCCAGCCATCCAAAAACTGAACCTGTGCATCCGTAAGATTTCCCTTGGGCATCTTTACTTCAATTAGGTAATTATGCCCCATATAACCAACCAGTAAATCAAGAGGTTGATCGAGCGGATAGACGCTAAAACCATGAGCCTTAAACTGCTCTATGATTTCAGCCTCGTTTGCATCCCGCTTGTTTTTGTACCTGCCGCGAAATCCCATTAGGGCTTCCAGGTCTCTATTGGCACAGCGCCACCTGTCAGTTCATCAATGCGCTTGCGAACGGCACGATGTGGTTTGACCTTGCCAGACAACCATCTTGAGATTGATGCGTTATCAACGCCAAGCTGCTCCGCAAACCAACCCTTTTTAATTCCTTCATGCTTGAACCACTCGGCAAACAACTCAACTGCTTTTGACTTTTCCACGTTAATCTCCTTTTCAAAAACAACATATCATAAAAAAAGATTGTTACAATGCCAAATATTTGTTGCACAATGCAATCGGCTCGTTTAACTGTTGATAACCAGATGGAGGCAATATCATGACAACAGAACAATACATTGAAGACCAGCGCGTCTACATCACTGTCGGCTCATACGCCACAGAGGTAGAATGTGACTTGTCTCACCCGTACAGCCACGATGAGATACCTTGCGTAATTATGGAAGGTCCACTTATGGGTGTTGAAATCATGCTGGATCGTTCCTTCATCTTACGCAAAGCGCGTGAAGAACAGGGAGAGGATCAATGAAAATAACAGATTTACTGGGCGACCTAATCGGCATCATCGCAATCTTTGGTGGCGGATACATCTTTTTAATTATCGGACATGCGTGGGGACTATAACATGAAAAACATCGCAACAGCATTGGCTTCAGCCCAGATCAACATGGGCAAAGCACTCAAGCAAGCTAACAACCAACACTTCCGCAGCAAGTATGCTGATCTTGGGAGCGTGATTGACGCCTGCCTGCCAGCGCTTAACGAACACGGCATTGCTGTAGTTCAGCCAACAGGTGAAGACGAACATGGTCGCTTTGTAGAGACTGTGATGATCCACGGCGAAAGTGGCGAACAGCTTTCGTGCCGTGTGCCTCTGATTGTTGGTAAGAACGACATGCAGGGTTATGGCTCTGCGGTTACATATGCTCGACGCTACGGCCTCATGGCAATGGCTGGCATCGCTCCTGAAGATGATGATGGCAACGCTGCCGCAAAGGCTGCTCCAAAAGTAGAGCCACCGAAGCCAATTAGTGCCGATCAGTTCCAAAAAATGAACGACTTAATCTTTGATACAGAGGCAGACGAAGTAAAGTTCTGCGCATACTGGAAGGTTGATGAACTCACACAGATGAACGCCAAGCAAGCATCAAACGCAATTGCAATGCTTGCCAAGAAGAAATCAAAGCAGGAGGAAGACAATGGAACAGCGCAGTGAAGAATGGTTCGCGGCACGGTTGGGATGTGTAACAGCATCCCGCACCGCCGATGTCATGGCCAAAACAAAAAGTGGATACAGCGCCAGCCGAGGAAACTACATGGCGCAGCTTATTACTGAGCGCCTGACTGGTGAAAAAGCTGACGGGTTCTCATCTTCTGCAATGCAATGGGGAACTGAGACAGAGCCACAGGCTCGAAACGCATACGAGATTATAACGGGCGAGGATGTGTTAGAAGATGGTTTTGTAGCCCATCCTTTTATAAAAGGCCTTGGAGCGTCTCCTGACGGTCTTGTGGGGTCTGACGGGCTTGTAGAGATTAAGTGCCCTAACAGTGCCACGCACATTGATACGCTGCTGTCAGAAAAGGTGCCTGCGAAGTATGTTACGCAGATGCAGGTGCAGATGATGTGCTGCCAGCGCGAATGGTGCGATTTCGTAAGCTTTGATCCTCGCCTACCTGGCGACATGAACTTCTGGATGAAACGTGTCTGGGCAGATGCTGATCGACAGAAGGAAATTGAGACAGAGGTGCTCCTGTTTTTGCTGGAGGCTGAAGACAAGCTTCAGAGGCTTCGTGACAAGTTCAATGCCGTATAAGGTGCGCCTCACGGGCATGAGGCAGAGGGCTTATGCCCACCAGCTTATAGATGCCGCCCCAGACCTCTCCACCATCACAATTATTGGTGGAGATAGGTCAGTCGATCAGAACGCCAAAATGTGGGCCATGTTGACTGATGTGGCACTGTCACGTCCCGAAGGGCGCAAGTGGCCACCAGAGACGTGGAAATGCGCCTTTATGCACAGTCTAGGTCATCAGGTGCAGTTCGCAGATGGGCTGGATGGATCTGGGCCGTTTCCATTGGGGTTCAAAACATCCAAGCTAAACAAGCAGCAGATGTCAGACCTGATCGAAGTAATTTATGAATATGGATCTCGGCATGATGTCGAATGGTCCGAAAAGGAGAGAAAATGAAACATGAATGGGAAGCGGATGCTTTGGATTTATTCCATGAGCTTATTGAAAAAATAAACCACGACAAAAAATATATTGATAGCAATTTTTACATTATTGGAATTGCAGTTGAAAATGAAGTGATGGGTGAGGGAGCGTATTTATCAATGTTAGAAAATGATCGGAGCATTCTTCTTTCTGATGTTATGAGCGATGTTTGTAATGGCGCAAATCAATTTTACCATAAAACCATCAAAAACAAAGGATAGACCAATGTTTAAGACAGACCAAGACTTTAAAGAAATGGGCGACAATGCCACAACAGCAGCAGCCGAGCAGCTTCGCGCAATTGTGGAGAGTTACGAGCGCATGGAGGCAGAAAAGAAAGACATAATGGATGGCCAGAAGGAAATTATGTCTGAAGCTAAAGGCTCTGGATATGACGTTAAGGCTCTGAAACGTATCATAGCGGATAGGAAGCGGGACGCGGATGATTTGGCTGAAGAGCAGGCTATTGTTGAAATGTATAAAACAGCCCTTTGGCTATAAAGGAAATACAATGTTTAAATTCCTAATGCGCCCAAAGGCGAAAAGAGAACTGGCCAGGATCTACGAAGAGCGTGCTGGGACAGAAGCGGCAATCAAACGAGCTAGACGCAATAAGAGGAGAGTTACCGGGCTGTACGACCACGCGAAGAAACTTTCCACAGACGCTATCAAATGGGAAAAATATCTCAAATGAAACCGCCTTTGGGATTAAAAAAGCCAAAGCCAGTGCGCGGGACCAAAGCTGCAAGAGAACACATAGGATGTGTCAAGCAGCTTCCTTGCGTAATATGCCGAAGGCACGGCCCATCAGATGCTCATCACATTATTTGCGACAGATACGGCACATCAAAGGCAAGTGATTTCGATGTCATCCCGCTATGCAAAGCCCATCACCAAGACGGGCCAGAGGCGATACATAACGGGAAAAGGTCTTGGGTCGAAAAACACGGGCCAGATCACGGATACTTACAAACCGTTAAGGATTGGCTTGAAGCGTCTTATTAGCAGAAGCAATCTTCTCTGCTTTAGTTCGAGCCATTACTTGCCTCTGGCTTTAGGCTTGGCTCTTTTAAAAACAATCGTTGATTGCTCATTGATGTTTTTTCCAGTCGGGTGGCGTGTGCCAGCACCTGGAGATCCATACGTTCTTTCATCCATGTTCTTATTGCTTGGATGGCGAGTGCTACCAAGGCTTTTTGATCGAGCCTTCGGGCGCAGTGATTTTTTTAATCCGTACATTGTTACTTTCCTTTTTTAGTTGGTTTCTTCGCAGTCTTAGCTGCCTTCTTAAACGCACCAGAGGTTGGAGCGCCTTTAGCCCCGACTGTACGCATCTTCTCACCAGATCCAGCAGCAATGCGTTTACGCTTTGCTTGGATGTTAGAATATAAACCTTTAGCCATAATTACTCCATAATTTCAAAGTGAGGTCCATCAATAAATGGCCTACGACCTTGCGATCTACGCAAATCAATGTAACTATTCATTGCGTTTTCCATCGTGTGATCCCACTTGCGAAGGTCATTGATGTGCCACGCTGCGCCCCAGCGCATCTGAATACCTAGCGTATCGCCGGCCTCTTTCATTGCATCGGCTATGTCATCGTACAGGTTAAGCTCCCATGAGCCACGCCCCTCGATGTATGCCATAAGATCCACAGCGTGACCCGTCAGGTGCTTAGACTTCATAGTCTGTGATGCACCCTTGGCAACCAGTGCCTTCTGCATCTCCAGTGTGCGCATCCCTTGGATAACACCGAAGTCAATCTTGGTAGTTGTGATAGCTTGCTTGACGACAGCAACCAGCCGTTCATCTACACCATCAAGCCGATCAAGGCTGCGCTGTGATAGTTTGTAAGTCATTTCTTAAACCCCTTCATGGTCCTGATACCAAAGCTAGCTGCAATGCTTGCATACATAGCCCACTGAAACCAGCTTGGTGCCTTCTCTAAGTTGGCAAAGCCTTCAGCCATGTACGGTTGTAAGCCTGGAATGAAGCTTCCAATCACAATGGCAATGAAAGCCACGGTCCAGGCTTCATCCTTCCAAGAATCTTTACTGGCCTCTATAGCGGATTGCTCCCAACTAATTTCACCAGTGGCGATCTTCATCTTGGTCTCAGCTTCAGCTTTCTTAACAGCAGTCTTGCCGTCGATCACGCTGGTCGCTAGATTAGCAACGCTTGTTACGATTGCACCAATCATGAACTTTCCTTGCCCATCCAGATGCCAAAGCTACCTGTCATAGCGCCAGTTACCACTGAGATAAGACCAGCTTGCGCTACCGACAGATCAGGCTGAGAAAGCGCCCACTCCAGGCAGCGTATGTACATGATCGTCATTACCAGCATCATGAGACGCGGTAGAACTTTCCACTCATCTAGCTTTGTTGCCATCATCTATACTCCTTATTACCACTTCCCTTGTTTCGCGCTTAGAAAGTAAACAAATACAAGCAAAACTCCTGCCCCTGCGAAAAAAGCTAAAATGCCCACGGTCCAGTTGATGCAGTTGTCTATAAATTCTTGTTTCTTATACACAAGTTTACGTTGTTCTTTACGCTGTTGAGCCTCAATACGCAAAATTTCATCCCAAGCGGATGGGCCATAATGCCAAGAAATATGAGAGCGGAGGTCTTCTCTCATTTCTGCTAATTTCTGTTTTTGGGACCAAATATCGAGAGCAGTGGCTTGTGTGTCACTGAAAATCTTATACATTGGAGGCTTCTGAGCTTTTTTCTCTAAGAAGTCTAAGTCGCTTACGGCCTTGCTCCACTGAGAGATCGTGCCAGCCATTCCACTGATTTCACGACCAACAGATACGGCTTTTTTTATGCCTGAGTATGCTGCGCTGGCAGCGGCCATAGCAGTAATGGGGTCTATCATCATGTGCCGTCACCTCAGTTTACCTTTCCATAAGTCGGTCTATTTTTTCTTCAAGGCGGTCAAACTTATTCATAATTTGCGAGAGAACTTCAGAACTGTCAGCCTTAGTGACGTATTCTTTAGCCATTTCTTCGCGGGTTCTGTTGAGCAGAATGGTGACGCGCCTTATGTCATCGTGCTGAGATTTAATCCACCACCCTAAACCGCTAATTACTGCGGCAAATACCATGTTCAAAAGCGCGTCCATTTCCATAATTACATCCGATTTGGCCAAACGTCATAACCGTTCAATGAGGCAACAGCCGTTCCTGATGTGTAATCACCAGTAGCAATACCGACACGGTAATAGTTCAGAATTGGATCATAACCAACCTCTTCAGACACTGCGGTGAACGTATCAACGTCACGCCATGTTGTGCCATCGTCTGAGCGCTGCACAGTCACAGTGCCAGCAAACGTGCCGCTAATTGAAAGGTTGAAGCTGCCAACCACTTGGATAGCATTTGACCAAGTGTTTTGCGCCCCTGCGGAAACTGAAGTTCTAGGCATGATAGCCTCCTATTTTAAAGTTATTGGACGAAACACCGATCCAAACACGGTGCCGAATACGGTGCTAAAAGTCTGGATGGGTTCGCGTTCCATTAGTCTACCTGCGCTGTTAGATGCGTTTGATAAGCTGCCACTGTGCGCCGATCCATCATGGTATATAGCAAACCTCAAATGAGAATGCTTCTAAGTGAATACTATCAGTAGCATCAGCTAATGTACCCTTAATGCTAAACACAACATTAGCAGATGTATCTATTGAAGTAGTTGTTAAAGCAGCACCACTCTCACTTGGATCAAGAGCAGCAGTCGCACCCATAAGAACCTGTGAGTTCTCGGCACCTCTATTCCAGACCTGAGTAATTCGAGTGGTACACTCCTCATCAGTATATCCTGATGTGGTGTTTACAATATCAGAACCGCCCATAGTCATTCTGACATTTTTGTCATTACCATTATCGGTTGTGCTAATTAAAGTTCTAAATCTAAACCAACCATTTGCACCCATACTACCTGCTGGCATTGTAAAGGTTGCAATCTCAGCCTCACTTGTTGAGCCTGTTCGTGTTTGACGAGTGTTGCTGACAACAATATTGTGAGGAACCCCAATCCATTGGCTTGCGTCAATCGAGTTGAAGACAGGATTTCTCCCAAATATACCGCCCTGTTGTCTAATCATTGTTAGCTCCTTACATCGCAGAAATTATAAATGTTAGAAGCTCAGTGTATCGAACCCCATAACTGTCATGTGTTTCTAAATCACCAGCTTCTTCTGATCCAGTAGTCCACTGGTCATAGCATAACATGGCGTAGTCGTGAGCATCTAAGCCTTCTGCCTCAAAAGCAGCCTTTACTTCCTGGGCTATTACACCGATATGAACACGGGCATTTTCACCCTTGGCCGCAACAGCATCCTTAAACTTAAACTTCTTCAGCTTGCCTTTAAGAACTACAGCCACTCTAGTTTCAGCATCATCTATGTCAGCAATGTCTTGCTTCTGACGTTCATCAGATGTGTTGATTGTGCCGTTGGATGCAAAGACCTCACTCCATTTGTGGCTTGCATCACCTAATGACTGACTGCCATTTGCGGATGGGCGAACAGTACCATTAGATGCAACCTCAAACACAGGAGCAGCCGCAGTATTACCGCCATCAGCAGAGTTGGCTACAACAAAGTCATGCTGCCTGTCTGTATCAGTTGCAGAGTTTTTAATAAAACCTACATAACCAACTTCAATTGGTGCGGCGTCACCAGTTAGCTTTGTTCGCCACGATTGCTTTAAACCCTCACCTAAACCTAAGTTCTGAGCAGTTGCTCTCTCATACCAATCAAAGTTCGTGACAGCTACTGGAGTGGTAGTAGTATCAGATGCACTCCGAGCCGTTCTTGAAAAGGTAACACCTTTTGGTTGGCCAGTATCTGTTGAGCCAATGCCACCGCCAACAGGCGTTCCGTATCCAGTCACAGTACCAGAGCCGACTTGGACATTTGGGCAAGTAACAAAAACAGCAATCTTATCTGACTGACTACCAGAAATTAAAAAGTTATTAATGTAACCTTCGTATAAACTTTCACTCTCACTAAACCTAATAGGGTGTTCTGGACCATTGCTAGACGCAAACCCATCCACGGATATTGGCCCAACTAAACTGTTGGTTGTGTACAGCCCTCGTTCCATTTCTAAGCTGCCAGCTCCGAACCCATAGATAGACATATTTTTAATAAGGATATTGGACGCGCCACTATAAATGCGACACACTGCGTCCTCAGATAGAGCAGTTGCAGCACTGTAATCACCAGCTAAGTCCAGAGTGCTGTCATTGAAGCTAACATTAACTAAATTAACATTCTCGTAAGAACGAATACGCATACCAGCTTTTGCTGCGTAGGTTGATTGAGAAACATTACCCCCGCCACTAAAATTAGGAATGGCAGTACCGCCAACAGTTGTTACCGTTGGGTGAGCTATAGACTTAGGGGCAATGACAGAAATGTTTGACAACATAACATTACGAGCCGTTGGGCTTGTGCCTGAGTAAACAATCGTCTTGCCTTCTTCGTCTACAATCTCTGGGTCTTCTCCTGCATCGGCCTTGTAGACAACAATGTTATTCGTCCCAGAAGCTGGTGCTGATGAGAAAGTTAAGGTTACACCACTAACAGAAACGCCTGATGTCTGCTTAACGCCGCCAACATAAACGACTGGAGAGACAGTATATCCTAATGGCAGAGTAAAATCTGTTGTACTCGCATTACCACTAAATGTAACTTTGTTTGCATACCAACCCGAATGACGTAGCTCTACGCCCTGAGTGTTGTTTACAGTACGAAGTCCGTTTACAATTACGTTATAAGGTGCTGGTGCATAGTCGTGGCCTTTAATCTGAAGGCCGTATATCCCACCGATGGTGACGCAGTTAGTTACAAATACATTTCGGCTACCGTCATCAATCTCAATACAGTTTGAGTTTTGAGGAACCCGAACACCAGATGGATTTTCTGACCAACAACCAATAATATTAATGTCTGTGGAGTGGTGAGTTGTAATGTTGTCATCGCCAGCACCAGAGGCATAACAGTTCTCAAGTGTTACATTCTTAGATGGCTGACTATCGTAAGTCGCACCGTCTGTGCCTGTACGATAAGACGGAGCCTGGACATCAATACAATGCTTGTATCCGTCAATTGCCCAGACGTTTTGAACCAATACGTTTTCTGAGTAACAAATACTTAATGCTGTCTCATCGTTGTCTTGATATGCGGTATATCCAGCAGTGCCATTAAACGCATCTGCCAATTGAGTTCCGCCCGTAACAGACCAACGGGTGCGGTTGAAATCAATCATCATGTTTTCAATGACGATGTTTTCACGTTTGTTATTTCTGAAGCCAGTCATAACAACAGTTGTGTTACGACCCTCAGTGCCAATCATTTTGATTACACTGTTTTTGCCGTCACCAACGAAATAAGTATTGCTCGGAATATAAATGGTTGCTGAGACCATATATGTGCCAGCAGGTAGGTGAACTGCATAAGTACCTGATCCGTTATCCAGAGCAGCCTGAATAGCCGCAGTGTCATCCGTCACACCATCACCGACAGCACCGAAGTCTTTGACGGATACAGTCTCTTGCAGTTTGGCTTTGACTGTACGAGTAACAGCGCCAGTGTCACCTTCGTTGTAAGAAACCACCCCAGCTTCAGTCACACCAATGATTGATGTTTCATTGCTGACGATCTCAATGGCGGAATCAAGTGATGGTGCCTCTGAAAACGTCAAAGTGCTGCCGCTTATGCTGTAACCCGCTTTGCTTTGATACACGCCATTAATGTAAACATTTGTCGCGTTTTTTGTTGCTGGTGATGCGCCCATGCCAAATGCAGTCGTGACGCCATCGCCTGTTTGATCTTGGACCACAACTAGGCCAGCAACTGCGCCGGGATCGATACCATACCCAACAGGGCTGTAGATCACCAGGTCGCTGTTCTTGTCGCGTACAGTAACAGAGAACTGGCTACCAGCGTATATCAGCGCAGGTGCGCCATTGCGCACGGCATAGCCGTTAGATGTGCGTACCGGCTGCGCCACAGGCTGTGTGAACGCGCTGTCGTAATAGACCTGGATGGGGTTTGTTTCGGGGTTTAAGTTCACCTCACCGAAATACAGATACCCATTATCAAGAGGATCCCCGTTTTTATCAGTGAAAACTGGATACGGAGGTGCAAGTTGCGTCAGTGCCATTTATTCGTTCCCCTTGCTTTGCAAGTCTTTTATCACAAAATATGTTGATTTGAACAGTGTCATTATTGGCCACCAACAGTCATGCGACCACCTATAAGCGGAATGTTAGAGCTGATGCTTTCTTCCTGTGACAGTGCAGCACCAGCGCCAGCACCAACAGCAGCCCCTCTTGGAGATGTCGAGACAGCGCCCTGAATGGCCCCAACAAACCCTTCTTGGGGGTTAGGGACAAGTTGGCGTGGTGCCAAAGCCGCAGCGGTTGCCCTTGTGGCTTTAAGCGCACCGTATGGCTCTCTGAGGATGCCTGAAAGGTAGTTCTGAATTATAAACTGCCCAGGACCGGATGACGTAAACGCAGCAGCAAGGCGCTGAATCATTCCAGCCGCAGCATTTGCGCTATTCGAGGCGTTTACAGCCGTGTTGGTTGCTTTTGCAGCGACGTTACCAAACTGCGTAATCATATCGCGTTCGGCCTTATTGAACAAAACATTGGCCACAGCAGGGCTTTCTTTTTTCAAATTTTCCCAAGCCTTCTTGAATTTGACGCCGGATACTTGCTGATCTCCACCCTTGGAAGCGCCTTCGGCCATATCAGTTAAGCGAATGAATGCAGATTGGCGCAGCGAGTTCCAATCGGACAAAGGCAGCTCAGATCTAAGCGTTGAAAGGTCTCGCGCTAAGTTCGTTCTTTTAGCCATGCCTGAAGCTGTTGCAGTAAAAATAGCATTTGCTGCATCTTCCGGGGAAACTTTCAGAACCATTTCGCCATCCCGACCCGCTTTGTCAGTCAGTAATTTAAGCATTCCGCCATCTTTCCAGCGCTTTGCATACTCAGCATAATTGGTGATTGCGTTCCTCCACGCCTTCACAGCGGCTTGATCGCCAATAATAAGCTGGTTGTCCACGGCATCCATCAAGGAGCCGTCCACTGACCTTATAATTGCGCCAGCCGCAGCGCCATCTACAGTCGGAACACCCTTTCTAAGTGAGTTAAGTTGCTGACGCCAAGCCTGCAACGCCGGTATATCTCCGCCATTCGCCATGATTTCATCAAGTTCCAAAAGAAACTCATCAACTTTAGGTGCAGTATTTGGGTTAAAGTCTTCTCGAAAAACAGCCCTTGCAGTGTCAGCAATGTTCAAAGCCTCCTCTGGCTCAACGACTGCCGAACCAGATGCACGAGCCTGAGTGTATAACCCTTTGGCCCTTTGGGCTTCAAAAGCCCTTCTGGCCACCAACGTCTCTTGGGCCATCTTTCCGCCACCCTGCTTGGTAACTGGAGAGCGATACGTCACAGGATCAATAACCTGCCCGCCAAAACTTTCTGGAACCATTTGCTCTGTGATTACGTCAATGTTTTCACGCAACGCACCCTGTTGACCTTCTCTGAAAGTCCCCATTGCTCTCTCGGCTGCGCCTCCATATACGCCGCTTTCCATTTGATTTTCTACAAGTTGCTGACCTTTGCTGCCGGACATAGCGCCCTGCGTCATAGGAACCTCTACAGGAAGCCCTGTGGACATAGCAGATACACCAGCGGCTTCAGGCTCAATCCCCCGACGAACTTGCTTTTGCATTTCTGCCGCAACACTTGCGGATACTTCCTCTGGATCTAGGCCAGCATCTCTCGCCATCTGTGCTGGGCCTGGGAGAAGCTTTCCGTCCGGTCCCAAAACGCGCTCCGGTCCGCTTCGCCTGATGGCAATAACCAGAGATCCAACCATGTTAAACAATTTCTGCCCAGCGGTACTGCCAACAGCGCCAATGGGAATATCACTTACTTGAAATGGGGCGTCAGTTAGCTGAGAACTAGCACCCTCAACTAATGCGGCCTCAGTTGCGCCAACAGTAGCGGCACCAGTATATCCAGCAGTTGGCAGTCCAATCATCTTGAGAGCCTTGCCTATTGGGCCAGCAGCAGCAACAACCCCAGAAGCCTGAAGCGCCTCAGTAAAGCCCAGACCCGGCTCGTTTGGGTAAAATCGCGTTACCTGCCCGGTCAACTCGCCTTCTCTTCTGATTGGCCACAATGCCACCAATCGTCCGGTATCATCCTCAGTAAACTCAGCAGTTGGCTCTACTTTGAGCATTCCGCTTTTCAATCGATCTGGGCTGCGCGTGGTTGCAAATAGCGCAGACATTTGCGCAGACTTTGAAGCTGAAAGACCTAAATTTGCATCGATGGCAGACGGAATGGTCGGGTCTGAACCTTCACCAGTTACCGCGCTCCACATCTTTGAAAGAACGCTTGGCTCTTGCTCTTGGGCTTTAGCAATAGCAATCGACATTGCGATAGGATCAAATTCGGCCATTAGTTCGCTTGCTCCTGGTAATATTTCCACGCGCTCTCACGACTTGCTTCTGAAAGAGCCATGACCCTGGGGTCACTCATAAAGCTTTCACGAGACCTAGAAACAACATCCCCTGTATTTTCAGGAGCAAAATCGCTGAACAGAACCTTTGGAAGATCGAAGATAGCTTTTCTTCCGTTTTGTGGGCTTAGAATAAGCCCCTTTTCCTCTAGATCCGCTCGATCAGCTTTTGGCGTCATTGCCCAATCTGCAATCTTTCCAGAAATCATACCTTCTGCAATTTCATATTGAGAGATTTCCTCAAGTGTTTTTAGGATTAAAGCGTTACCTCCAGGCGTATTGATTAAGCTTGGGAATGTTTGTTTAAATAGCTCCAGGTCTTTATCAGACATGGGTCCAGAACCAGGCTCTCTAGCTGTCGGGACTAAACGACTGATAAGGGCGCTGGCAGCTTCAATTACATCAACCCCTTCAGTTTTAATTCCGTAACGGCCAAGAGCGGCTTTCACTGATGCTGAAGCGCCGGTATCAACTTGCTCGAATAATTCGCCTAATGTTATAAGGTCTTGCAAACGCTTAGATCCCTGCATACCAGCGGCTATCGAATCATTTATATTCTTAGCATTGCGTTTGGACAATTCCTTTGCCAGCGTTCCTTCCTCATCTCCGATTACGTTTGTAACCGTAACGCCAGAGCCGTCCATCTTATCAACAGCACCGTCAAACTGTTCTTGCGTAATGATTCCACGATCTAGGTCAAAAGCCAACTTCCCAATCCCAGACAAAGGTTCTGCGTCGTTAGAACCGCCAGACAGTATAAACTGCTCATACTCTGGGGTTCCCTTAACAAGTCCGCCTTGCTCCGCTCGGAACTGTAACTCGCGAACCT